AAAACTCAAAAGCCATATTCATCTCTACCCCACGTGGTAGAAACAATTGGTTTGCAGAGTTTTGGCATAGAGGATTTTCTACTGAATTTCCAGAATGGGCTAGTGTTAAGGCTACCTATCATGAAAACCCACGTATATCTGATGAAGATATTGCTGAAGCACGGAAAACCATGTCGGAAAGCGAATTCAATCAAGAGTATATGGCAGACTTTAATGTCTTTGAAGGACAGGTCTGGGGCTTTAAAAGAGATAAATGTCAACAAGACTTGGCAGAACTCGATGTTAGTAACATGGACATATTTGCAGGAATGGACGTAGGGTATAAAGATCCTACAGCTTTCTGTGTAATTGCATATGACTGGGACGCAGGCAAATATTATTTACTAGATGAGTATATGGATTCTGAAAGAACTACAGAACAACACGCAATTGAAATACAGAAGTTAATTCAAAAGTGGAATATAGACTATATTTACATAGACTCGGCGGCACAACAAACAAGGTTTGACTTTGCACAAAACTATGACATTACTACTATTAACGCGAAAAAATCTGTACTAGATGGAATTGGACATGTAGCAGCGATCTGTGATAATGATAAACTTATAGTCGATCATAAATGTCACGAGACTCTGATCTCACTTGACCAATATCAGTGGGACCCCAATCCTAATTTACTACGAGAAAAGCCTAAACACAACATGGCATCACATATGGCTGATGCATTGCGGTATGCGTTGTACTCGTTTGAGACAAGTGTTACTAGCTTCTAACTACCACCGCACAAAAATACTTCTTGACAACATACCCAAAAGATAGTATAATTTAATGAATGGAATAAGTTATGGAACTAAAACGAGATCTAGTTAAATATGTCAGGGACAAGGCTAAGTCGAAATACGACAAAGGAACGGAATGCTTTATCTGTGGCGCAACAGAGAATCTAGACTTCCATCATTTTCACGGTCTAACAGAACTACTAGAGATCTGGCTTAGAAAGAACAAGATTAAAATAACTGATGCGGCAGATATAATGGGTGTCAGAGAACAGTTTATTAACGAACACAACAAAGAGATTTACGAAGCTGCTGTTACATTATGTCACGAACATCATATGAAACTTCACTCCATCTACGGCAAACGCCCACGAGTAGTAACAGCGAAAAAACAAGAACGATGGGTGGGTATACAGAGAGATAAATATGGCATGGTATGACAGAATATTAGGAAGAACCTCACCTAGCGAGGAATGGGAGAAGCTAAACCCTTCACAACCTCATATCGCTGGAGAAGAAGGTGGTTCTCTTAGTTCTCGAGAAGTTACTAGCAACTATAGAAACGCTTATGAACAGTTAGAGGTAGTAAACCGCGCAGTTAACATGATAGTGGACGACGCAGCGGATATACCTTATGATGTTGGCGAGCAAATTAAAGGCGTTAACAATATAGTTAAGAACATGAGAAGAAGTAAGCTCGATTTATTACTTAATAAAGAGCCTAACCCTTTTCAAGATGTAAGTTCATTTAAAAGAAATTTAATTACCGATCTACTAATAGACGGTAACATATTTATTTATTTTGATGGAGCACACCTCTATCATCTACCAGCAGAGCATGTTACTATTGAAACAGATGAAAATACTTTTGTTTCTAAGTACACATACGATAACGGAACAGAGTATACTCCAAAAGAGATTATACATATTAAAGAAAACAGTTTTAACTCTATTTATAGAGGAGTTCCTAGATTGAAGCCAGCATGGAGAACCATGCAGTTACTTGGAAGTATGAGAAGATTCCAAGATAACTTCTTCAAAAACGGAGCAGTACCAGGTTTAGTACTTAAATCCCCTAACACACTTTCTGAGAAGATTAAAGAAAGAATGTTACAGGCTTGGGTTGCTAGATATAATCCTACATCAGGAGGTCGAAGACCACTATTCCTAGATGGCGGGTTAGAGGTGGAAAACCTAACGGAAATAAACTTTAAGAATTTAGACTTTCAAGAAGGCATAGCCAACAATGAAAAGATAATCCTTGAAGCCTTAGGAGTACCACCGATCTTATTGGACGGCGGGAATAATGCAAACATTAGACCTAATCACCGTCTTTATTACTTAGAAACCATACTTCCTATTATTAGAAAAATAGGGTATGCTTTCGAGAGGTTCTTCGGTTTTAAACTTAATGAAGATGCTAGTGATGTACCAGCACTTCAGCCTGAATTGAGAGACCAGGCGAATTACTACGCTACGCTTGTAAATACGGGAATATTAACACCGAATGAAGCAAGGGAGGCGTTGAGACTTGAGACGATTGACGGATTCGATCAACCGCGAGTTCCTGCAAATATTGCAGGGTCAGCCGCGAATCCAGAGCAAGGTGGTAGACCGGAAGAAACCCCACCCGCAGAGGAAGAATAATTATGACAAAAAATATGATGCTAAAGGCTTTAAGCGAGTATATGCAGGCAAAAAATGTAGATACTATCAGCCTAACTGATTATAAAGCGGACGAGAAAGCTCCTGTGAGAGACTATCTTTTAAGAAGAAAGTATGGATCATGGAATAGAGTATTATCTGCTGCTAAATATAGATTTCCAATTGAAGTTGCCGTAGTGGAAACTCCAGCACCTGCGCCTAAAAAGGCAAAGGTTAAAAAGGAGGCTTAACCATGGCTAAAGAAAAAATCTTTCATTGGACAAACACTTTCAAGATGTTATCAGAAGATGATGATGGCGGACTAGATATCAAAGGATCAGCTAGTACGAACCATGTCGATAGAGCTGGTGATACAATTGATGGTGGTGCTTGGACTAAAGGTGGTCTGGATAATTTTAAAAATAATCCAGTTATCTTGTTTAATCACAACTACGACCGTCCAATCGGTCGTGCAAAAGAAATAGGGGTCACAGATAATGGATTAGAGCTTACAGCTCGTATTTCCAAATCTGCTGGCGAAATAAAAGATCTTATTAAAGATGGCGTTCTTGGAGCTTTTTCTGTCGGTTTCAAAGTCAAGGACGCGGATTATATATCCGAAACCGATGGATATAGAATAAAAGACGCTGAACTATTTGAAGTGTCTGTTGTTTCGGTTCCTTGTAACCAAAACGCAGTCTTCTCACTAGCGAAATCATTTGATAGTATGGAAGAGTACGATCAGTTCAAAAAGACTTTTATAAAAGAGACTCACTCAATCGACGCTAGTGCAAAGATTGAGCAGTCAAGCGAGGCAATAGCCGACAAAACGGAGACTAAAATGTCAGAAGAAAAGAAAAATCCTGAAGTAAGCCCTGAGTTCGACCTTGAAGCATTCGCAAAGCAAGTAGCAGATCAAACTGCGACTAGCATTGCAATGAAGCAAGCCGAGCAAAAAGCTAAAGATGAAGCAGAAACTACAGCGAAAGCTGAAGTAGAAGCTACTGAAAAAGCTGAATTGGAAGCCGAGCAGGAAAAACAGAAAGTAGTTGTTAAGTCAAGTATTTCTGGAGCTGAGAAGTTAATCAATGATGTTGCTAAGAAAGTAGAAGAAAGACAGGGAGACCTAGAGTCTGTTGTTAAGGAACTACAATCCGAACTATCCGAAAAATCAGAAGAGATTCAAGCCATGCGCGAATCAAAAAGGATTTTCCAAGATAGAGGCAACAAAAACTGGAAAGAAGCTTTCGAAGGCGATATCGTAGATGCGAAGATCTTAGGTCTAGCAACAGGTAGAGGCTTTGATACTCCTTACGCTAAAAGCGTAATGGAAAAAGTAAACGCACACTCAGGTGTTGGCGTTTCATCTGCTGATTTCGAGCAAATCGTTTCTACAAACGTAGAAAGAGATATTCAAAGCGAGCTAGTATTAGCACCGCTATTTAGAGAAATTCAAATGAATTCCGCTAATATGATTATCCCTATCTTACCCGACAGCGGATACGCTGAATTCACTACTAACCAAGTAGCTAGTGGTTCTTCACCACATGGTAACTTGGCTCAGACAGGCGACACCTATGGTTCACCTTTCGGTGGTGTTGATTTGACAGAGAAAACTCTATCAACTCACAAACTTATTTCACAATCATACTTAGGTAATGAGACTGAAGAAGATGCAATCATGCCGATTCTTCCTTTAATTAGGGAATCAATTGTTAGATCACATGCAAAAGGTATTGAGAATGCGTTACTATTAGGTAACCACTCTACTGGTGTTTATACATCAGGAACTTTTGATGGTCTTATCAAAATGGCATCAGCAGATAGTGATGAAACTCAATCAGCAACAGCTGTAGCTTCAGATACTGTTACTGCTGCAGAATTGCTTGCTTTAAGAAAGAATATGGGCAAATACGGTGTTAACCCTAACGACGTAACTTATATTGTTTCACAAAGTGCTTACTTCCAGTTACTAGAAGACGCAGAATTCCAAGATGCTAATCTAGTTGGTGATATGGCTACTAAACTCACTGGTGAGATTGGTCAGGTATTTGGCTCAAGAGTTCTACTCTGTGACGAATTCCCTGCTCAAGCAGCTAGTGGATACGGAGCGATTGCAGTATATGCAAGAAACTACGTAATGCCTAGACTACGTGGTGTGACAATTGAGTCAGACTATGAAGTTGCTAACCAAAGAAGAGTTCTGGTTGCTTCACAAAGAATTGGTTTCACCGATCTAATCGATGGTGCTACTTCTAAGTGGGCTTATAAGTTCAAAGCTAGTTAATAGCTAACCTTTTTGTGGTGGGGGTTAAACCCCACCGCAATATTTTTAAGAGATAATTATGGCAGATTTAGTAACGACAAATGAATACAAGGACGCTGAAGGAATTAGAGGCGAGAAAGAAGACGACCGTCTCAATCTAATTGTTCCTCAAGTTTCAGACCTTGTTAAAAAGTACTGCGGTACTTCTTTTGTTGATTTCTTTTCTACCAACAAAGTTGAAACTTTTTCAATCAACGATAACTACACCTCAACGATTATTGTCAGCGAGTGTCCGTTAACAGCGGTTGATATAGTACAAGAAAGAACTACATATAGTGGTGACTACAAAACTTTGACAACAACAAATTATGAATATTTTGTGGATTATGATGCTGACGCTATAGTCAGAACTGATGATAATGGTAATCACAAAATGTGGGCAAAAGGTGTGGGTTCCGTAAAGGTAACTTACAATGCGGGATACGCAGACTGTCCGAGAGATTTAAAACTCGCTATATTCGATCTAATTACTTACTATGTAAAAGATGAGCATAAGCAAAGACAGACTCTAGGTGGAGCAACATTGCAAAACCAAGGCACTTCAGGAATGAGGACGAGTACTGACTTTCCAGACCACATCAAAAGAGTACTAGACTTATATAGAGTTGTTGTGTGATAAAAGATGTAGAGAAAATGCTGAGAGAGTCCGTAAACTCTACTAGTAGAGACTTCTTTGATAGATATTTAGAACATGAGTTTAGAATTACAAGAACTCTAGTAACTAGACCTATTCAAAGAGAAGTTTTTGATGTTATAGAAATGTATCATAAGTGGGAAAAAACTAGAGTAAAGAAACCTAGTTTAGCGGGCATGGGGCCTACAGGGCCTTTTACTCCAACTCACTTTCCTCCAAAGGACGTAAAGTTAGCAGTTGATACTGCAATAGGTGGTAACTTACTAGATAAAAAGGCTTTAACACGATTCTTTTCTAAACATCTTAAATCTGGCGATATGCCAGACATGAGAGTAGTAAATCAGCATGAAATTGTACTAACTTTTCAGAAAGGAGTAATGTCAACGGGTAAGAAAGACCCTGGAACTGGAAAAGGGCAGTATCAAAAAGCTGTTGATGCAGCATTACAAGATGCTTACAGAGACGCAAGAGCAGATGCTCTTGACTTACTAAGATATCCGCATAGTCGGACTCCAGGAGTTAGCATGCCAATAAAAGACCATCAACCTGGTACTAAGGCTCCTAAAAGAAGTAGTGCGGCAGGTAAAAGAGATGGATATATTAAAGGGCATGGTAGAGCAAAACATCAATCGGGTACAGTAATAGCTTCAGGCGACGAGCAAACAACAGTCGCAGTTATGGGTTTAGCAGATGGCTGGGACACCATAAAAAGAGGAGAAGCAGTAAAGCCTGGAAAGTATCAGAAAGATGTTATGAACATGATAGGTCAAGTTAAAAAAGAAATTATGGACGCTATCGCTCTTGAATATAAAGTTTATAAGTTTACTAAAGATGGAAAAGGTGGCGGAGGTATTGACGATACAATTAAAGTTGATATGCATGCTACTGACCAAAAAGGAAACGCAGCATTACAGCATTATGATGCTAAAGGTATAAGAAAGTTTATATCACAAAGAGCAACAGCTATTAGAGATGATTTGACTTCAAAGATGGCTCATTTAGAACCTGATTTGTCAAACTCTCCTAAAAAGAGAGATAGAGTTATTGCTCAAATGCAAAAACAACTAATTATAAATCTATTAGGAATTGATAAAGGCAATCCTAATATGAGATTAAGAGTTAATAAGAAGTTACTAAAAGATATTAAGATATCGCCAAAACAAATGAAGAAAGGCAAAAGTGATGATCTTAGTAGAACTATAGTTAAAGCAATTGCAGGAAAAGCTCTTGGAGGCGGAGGCAAAAAAGCTAAAGGATCTCAAAGAGCGGCAAGACAAAGTAAGAACACTAGTAAGACAATGGAAAGCCCAATAGCTTTAAGAAACTTACTAAATGAAGGACTACCTATGATGGTAGCAAGCAAAATGACATCACCAGCATTACAATTTAGAACTGGTAGATTTGCAAACTCAGCCCGAGTTGAGAATGTAAATATAGGCCCAAGAGGGGGTATAGGAATAGACTATACTTACATGAGAAATCCTTATGAAACTTTTGAGCCAGGTGGAAAACAGGGGAGTACTCAAAGAGACCCTCGAAAGATTATAGGAGCAAGTATTAGAGAACTTGCTATGGGAATAATGGGAAGACAGCCTACAACAATTAGGAGAAACTAATGGACGCGACTAAAGCTAGAGCACACTCAACGCGTAGACGAGCCATAGTTGGAGCGATTGCGAGTAAGTTGTACGAAAGTTTGAATGGGAGCGCACCTTTTAGAAGCTCTGTTCAAAGTGTAGAGCCAAGACTTAGATTCTGGGACGAAGTACAAGACTTCCCAGCAATTCAAGTAGGAGCAGGACAAGAAACTCGTGAATACGAAGGTGGCGGGTTCCGATTTAGATTTTTAAGAGTAACAATTAGGTGTTATGTGAACGACAATGATGACGTCATATTAGCACTTGAAGAATTACTAGAAGACGTTGAAACTGTACTCGAGGATAATGATCCGTTGACGTATACAGATTCAACAGGAGCGTCTCAAACAACAGCTAAGACTACAATCTTATCGGTTGATACAGACGAAGGTGTTTTGGAGCCTCTCGGTGTCGGAGAAGTCATCGTAGAGATTCAATACTAGAAAAAGCCTAAGCTAAATAAATATTTAGTACGGCTCTTTCAGAGAATAATAGGAGAAAATAATGGCATTTCATTTTAGTAGAGATACCAAAGTATTTATGAAGTTTCACGCGAGTGCTGATAGCACAGACGACGCACTTTATGAATTACCAGTACTAGACGGTTACTCCTTTAGTCAGGCTACTAATAGTTCAGAGATTACTTTGAGCGAAGCAGCCGATTCATCGGGTAACAGTAAAAGAGGAAGAGCAATGTTCAACGACTCTTTTGCACCAGCGGAATGGAGTTTTAGTACTTATATGAGACCAACTACTTCAGGAGCTGCAAATGTGTGGGCGTCTAACGAACACGCAGGAAACGCAAAGAAATTTGCAGTAGAAGGGCCTCTATGGGGAGCAATGTCCGCAACAACCTATAACCTAGGTG